TTATTTGTTAAGCGCTTCAGCCAGTCCGTTAATAATATGCTTGGTATCCTGGGGAATAAATTTACCATAATGTTTATGAATCATGGTGGTATCTGCGTGCCCAAGTTGGTTAGCTAGCCACTCTGCTGATACTGCGCCACTCGATAAAACCTGACTTGCATAGCTATGTCTTGCATTATTCAATGAGCGATATGGCACTTGGCATCTATCCAAATGCCTTTTCCATAAAGTTTCCATGCGTTTATAGGTATAATGAGTACCAGTATCTGGGTTATACCAAAGCCATGTTAGTTTGTGCTTGGTAGTAGTTAGATTATCCCGCTCTAATAAGTTAATGGTTTGAGGTTTGTTATTTTTAACAATCTGTATCTGTGATTCTAAGGCTTGTAAAACAATGGGTAGTAATTCAATTTGGCGTTTACGGCGGCGGTTCTTTGTCGCTCGATGCTGGTTATCAACATAGCCACGTTTAACAAATAAATGACCATTGGCAAGATCAAGATCTTCAACCGCTAAAGGGATTAGTTCGTGGCTAGACAAACCACTCCAAAGCATGACTGTCCATAGGTTTTTTAAGGCAGGATCTTTCTCACTATTAATGATGATATCTATCTCGTCACGGGTATAGGGATCGATATCTTCACTATCCTTCTCGCCTAATTTGATAAACTCTGTGGGGTCATTGCGGTTTTTTTCATGTCGGGCCCAATATGACCAAATAGTGCGAAAAATCATGATTAAGTCCCTAATGGTTTTGACTGATAGTTTTTTGGTTAGCACTTTATAAACCCAATGTTCAAATTGTTCGGTGGTGATTTTGGCAATGAGTTTGTTTCCCCAGTAAGGTCTAATGTGATTTTCCATTTTATTTTTATAGGTTCGCCATGAGCTGGGCGCCACAATGGCTTGCTCTGTGGTTTCCCAAATACTGATATAATAATTAAAGTAAGCCTGTGGACGTTTTGGACTATTGGGAAATACCTGGTTCCTGTCAAATATGCCCAATTTGATTTGCTGGGCAATCATATCCGCTGTCGCTTGCGCTTGTTTGATGTTTTCAGCCGTTGGTGGTGTGTTATACAGCGTTTCTCGTTCACGTTTGCCATCAATTTTCCACCAGATGCGGATGGATGTTTTAAGCTTTTCGATACCTGCAGACATGGTTAAGTTTCCTTGTAATATTTTTTGACAAAAATAGGGGTTCACCGGGCATTAGCCCAGTGAATTTATGGCAACTTTTTGGCTATTTTTCTTGGTGTTAGCGGCAGGAAACTGTTATAATAGGCTTGGTTCTATGGTTTCCCTGCCCTAACATCGTTAGGGCATTCTAATTTTTATCCCATTATTTCATCACCTTGTTCTAAGTATGTGATGACTTTGCCGTTTCTGACCAATATTGATAGGTCATCTGTTACTTTGTAACCATTTTTTCTTGCATAAGCCTTCATTCTGATAATGAGCTGCGCCAAGCTAAAAATACCGTCATCCGTTTTTACCATTGTATTATCAGGCATCTGAACAACATGGTAATTTTCCCGATGATGATACTTGGCGACGTGCTCACAGACATTTTTAATGTTACCTGCTAAGTACAGTTGTGATTCAAATTGGTAAAGATGCCATTTCATGGTTTACTCCTTGGTGTGATTGCATTGGCATTGGTCGCAAACGATCCCGATATTTTGGTGATAGATACAAAGATATGCTGGGCGGTAAAGATGGCAAATTGCACATTGGCATGGCTGGTATTTTTTGTATTGAATATCGCCAAGCCAAATACTATCGCTTCTCATCGCCTATAACCTCGCTGTTTTTTGTCAAAGTATTGTTGGCAGTCGATGCAGCGGGTAACGCTCCCCAGTTGTTGACGTTGTAAGGGGATGTGGTCGCCACAGTCTTGACATTCTGTCAAAGATGGCCCGTTAAATTTTGGGGCGTTGGCAATAGCACGTTCTACGACTTGTTGTGCCACGTCGTTAGCGGTATCGATAATGTCAGTCATTATTGTTTCCTTATTGGGACTGTGTGGCTGGTCGGCGAAATAACCAGCAACGGATTGAGCGATTTTCTAGCCGTGATGACACGACCCTATTCGCCGCGATAAACTTGTAATGAACAGACAACCGTAATGCCTCTTGGATGTCTGACTGGGGCGGCAAGTCATACATAAATTCCCTTGCCGCTTGGTAAAACTGGGGCATATTGATAGCGATAATCTCTGGTGACTTGCTGTGATTGAGCACCTCGTCCTTTGCCATCTGTGCGTTACGATGCGATAACCGGTCATACACATCCCAAAACTGGATTACTAATGGGTTTTCGCTGTTTAAGGCGTCATCTCGTTCCATCGCCATTGATAGTAGTTGGTTCTGTATGGCTTGGGTGTAAGGCTGTAGCTGTGGCAGTACATGGGTCGCCAAAGCGATAAACATGGCATAAAGCTGGGCATGACAGTGAGCAACACGAAAGGACTTTACCCCACTGTCTTTTAGCCATGTTTCAAAGGGAATTTTGCTGTTAAAAAAGGTTTCTAAAATCAGCCGCTCTTGCTTTAAAAAGTCGTCTAGAAAGTGACTGACTTGTTCGATTTCATAGCTTTCGATACGACGGGCAGCGGCTTCGGATGCTCGGGTTTGAGTCTCGGTCTTGAAAAATAGGTGGCAAATCCGTGAAAGAATAGCTTTGGATGCTTGTACTTGTAAGTTCTGGCTGATGATAATCGTGCCACGAAACGGCGGTTCATATACTTCGTTGCCGTTGTTTTTCATGCCCCGTGTACCAATACTGCCACCATCGTAAAGATTTTTGAGTTCGTCCCAATTGAATTGATTATTACGTCCACCACTGGCGGCATTATCACGGTCTGATTCAATCAGTACCGTGGGCATATTGGACGTTTGGCTAAGGGTGCGTAGTCGTCCTGCCTTGGTGGACTTATTGGGATCGATGCCCTCGTGATTGTCCCGTCCAATCAGTCGCCAAAAGAAACCTAGTAATGTTGATTTACCTGTTCCTGGTTCACCGACGATTTCTAAAAATGGGTATGATTTTTGTTTGGCACGAATTTGTTGGACAACAAGACTGCCTAAAAATCCTGTCAAAGCGACAATGCCCTGTATCCCCCACCCTTCAACGATGTCATGCACCCAGTTGATAGGCTGTTTTGGGCGTTCGTGAATGCTGATTACAGGGGATGCGGCAAGGGTTTTGATATTGACGTTATTGGGGAGTTCAAAAAAATCGTCTTTGTTAATGGGATAAGTCACGCCATTTTTAATCACCCGGTCATTAAAAATGTAGGCTTGGTGCTGGTCACAATATCCGATATAGTCCACGGTCTCGACACGGTCGATGTCGCTAATCATGTCGATTAAGATGCGGTCTAGCTGATTGCTATTGCCCCGATAGATGACACCCGGGGCGACGGCTAGTAAGCGTTTTTTGAACTCACTGGCAGATGATAGCTGTGAGCCTGTAAAGGTGTTTTTGCTGTCGGCTTGTTTGGGTGACTTGATGCGGATGTAGTACCAAGATTCGTCAGTAATTAGATTTTGCTGATAATACAGCGGCTCGATGGCACAGTTGGCGATTTCGTTGACTGACATGCAGCTATTTAGGGCGTCAGACTGTGCGTTGGCTTCAGCTTTTTTAATGTCATCTTCGGTCGCATCGGGCGCATAGGTAAAATGACTTTCAAACGCTTTATCATAACTATCGATGTCAATTTTTACCCAGAAGGTGCGATTATCAAAGGTGATGTAAAAGTTGGTATTGCCATTACGGTGATAGACCAGCTTTGCTTTGTCTTTGGCGTTTTCGGCAACGAGTAGTTGCCCATAGTAGATATAGTTTTCCATATCTTCAGGGCTAAGTTTTTTGGCTTTGTGCAGGTCATTCCAATCTTGTTTTTTGCCATACGGCGGCTGTATCGCGGTGGCTTCAAAGCCTTGTTGTCGTGCCTTGGCAATAAAATCTCTGGTGTAGCGTTGTCCCGCTGGGTCATTGTCGTAGGCAAAAACCAGCGTGGGCAATGTCAACCGTAAACGATTACATTGGTCTTTAATTTGTTGTAGTGTGATATGCGGGTAGTTACCACAACTTAGGCTAGATATTGCATGATAGCCATGCTCTATCAATGCCATTGCATCGAAGATACCTTCTGTGATAAACAGTCGTTTGACAAAAGCTATCTTGCTCATTAAATCAGGTGGTAGCCATGCCAAACCACCAATACTGAACCCTGTTTTGATTTTGGCTTTGCTGTCATCTTTGGCAGGGTCAATTAGTCGTTCCCAGTAGCCTTGTGTATTGTTATCTGGGTTAAAGATGGCAAAGCGAATCGTAGGGCTGGTATGCCGGGTGCTAAAGTTTTGATAGGTTTCTTGATCGTAGCAGTTGTGCCAGCGTTTGATATCTAGTCCACGTACTTCTGACAGATAAGCATCGGCGGTGGCTTTGGGGTTTTGTGGTGTGGGCGGTGAGCGTTTGACGACACTGACAAACAAATCTGGGTAAAGGTTGCGGGTGGATTCCTGATAGCCACAGTTGTTTTCTCGACCGCATTGGACAGTAACAGGGTTATCCGCCCCTACGAATAGCTCTTTTTTGCCACAGCTTGGACATTTGCCATAACGTAAAAACTTGCCGTCTGGACTGGTTTTCATGGCGTAATCGGATTTGAGACGGGATAGTATCTCGTCACGGATTTCGTGTTGCATGGTGGCTCTCGGTTCTGGTTCTATGGTGCTAAATTAGACTTCTGAGGTTTGTCTTTCTTCCATTTTGCTGGGTAGTACGTCTTTGATGTACTCTTCATGACTGCGAAAAATCCTGCCACAGTTGAGATTGGTACATACTCGTATAATCTCGCGTAATTCAGGCGTAATATAGCGACTACGATTGAGTCTGGTATGGCTGTGACAGGTGGGACACTTCATAACTTTTCCTTAATTTTTAACCATGGTTCTGATTTTGACAGTGGATTGGTTGATGGCTTCACGGATGAGGTAAGCAACAAATTCTTGCACTGTCATGCCATGTTCATCGGCTTTTTGCTGTAGTAGACGTTGTTCATGAGGGGTTGGGTAAATCATTATGTCTTTCATGCAGTTACCCCTTCAGATGATTGTTTGGCTTGGTTAGCCTTAATTTCATCAATATACTTTTCATTTTCCCAGTTCAGGTTGTGTTCATCAGCTCGTCCAAAGCTGGCAACGAATAATCCTCGTTCAACCTGCGTTACTGTTGATTGGTTAAAATGGCCTTTGAAAACAACCTGTCTTAAGTTATCAACGATTGCGCCTGCATCTGAATAGTAGTTGGCAATGATTGGTAAGGTGACGCAAGGTAAAATCTCTTCTACTGGCAATGGGATTGCGCGTTCGCTTTGAAATACTGACATACACTGTTCCCCTATAACGGCATACATAATTGCGATGAATTATTGTTGCGGTTATTGCGTTGCGGCTTGTCAGTACCAAAGACGGTGCTGAATGGCAACTCGACTACACCCTTGCTTGGCAGTATCATGGCAATGGGTTGGTCGTTGAACATGATTGTGTGAAGCTTTGATATGGCTAGTTCTCGTGCCAAGGTGGCCACTTCAATGCCTGCTTTTTCGGCATGTGCAAGTAGGATTTGGTAGTCGTAATGGTCTAGGCTGATTTTGACAAAGTTGTCTTTAAGCTTTTTGGTATTGGGGTTCATGGTTATGGTTTCCTTGATGGTTAGTTGGTGGTTGTGTTCGGGGTTGGTGGGTTTAGTTTTGCCATATATTCGGTATCATGCTGTTGGTAGAAATCAATCACTTCACTGACCATTTGCTTGATTTGTTTGTTCTCTTGAACGGCTTTTAGTTTGATGTATTTGAGTTGGCTCTCAGGGATTCGAGCTGATAAAAGGGGCATCTTCACTGTGGTTCTCCTATGGTTGATATAAAAAAATTCTACGCTGTGGTAAAGTAGGCGTAATAGCTAACTAATCAGCTAATTAACTATTATGTCAATTGTATATAAACCATTTGGCATATTCAAGGGGTTTTTATGTTTGATATGCGAATTATTGGCGAGCGTTTGACAGAAGAACGTAATCGTTTGAACTTGGCTCAAACTGATGTCACCAAGATGGCAGATATAACGCAGGCGACTTTAAGCCGTTATGAGCGTGGTGAGCGTGTGCCAACGCTTGAAGCGTGTTTTAATCTGTATAATATCGGCTATGATATTCTGTATGTAATGACAGGTGAACGCGGTCAGACGAATGACCGCTTTGTGACGTCAAGGCGATTGGTCAATTTGCCTGATGTCTATGATGTGAATGTGGTCGCTGATAGGTTAATGGTGATGATGTACCATGCGGAAGAATCTATGCTTCAATTTGGGGCGGTTGCTGAAAAAGATTATACGCTGAAAGATTTGGCATTGATTGCCAGTAATATGATGGAAAAAACGGCTATTAATCAATAGCCGTTTTCGTTGCTGGTAGAGGCTCTATCTTTCGATGGTGAATTGCCATAGCCCTTCTTTGGTGTCTGCCTTATACATGGGTATTTGGCAACGTCTTAGGGCAAATTGTAGGATTCTGTTGCAGGGTAGTTTGTCGCCTAGTCTGTCATAGATTTCATCAATGTGAAATGTGATGATGTCTTTGTGGTTGCTTTGATTGACAGTATTAATGCCCAGTGTCTCTATGCTGTTCCAAAAGTGTGATAAAACCTTTTCGCTGTCGATGTATAGGGTTTTATCGGTATGCTTCGGGACTTGATGAAGAAATTCTAGGTCTTTAGGGGTTAGGGATAAGCCAATCATACTAACACCCCTTTTGCTGTGTTATACTGGTGATGGTTACTTTCCTTTTCTTTGTGGATAGATAACTGGGCAGATTGGTTATCTTGGCGGATGCAGTCTGCCTTTTTATTGCCTAAGATTTCTTGGAAACGGTTTTCACTGATATAGGCGTTGATTTGTTCGGTGATGTTGATACGTTTTAAAATGTCTGCGTTCATTGGGTTGCTCCTGTTTGTGATTGACTATTGGTTAAAAAATTCCAACAGCGTTTGGCTTGGTTGGTGATACGACTGCTTACAACGTGATTGGCTTGTTGAAACTTGGGCATTAGGCTTTGTTGCAAGGCGTGTTGCAGTTGCGTTTTATCGGGTAATTGTTGCCCTGCCAGTGCATAGACTTCTGGTAGGCTGATTGCCAAGATATAGGGTTTTTTGCTGTGGTTGATTTGGTTAAGGTCTAACTGACTGACTACCGCCCAAAACTGGTTGAGAATGGCTTGGGTGTTGTTGTCTATGAGTTTGATGTCATTTGCTGTGTCGGCATAGCTTTGGTATAGGCGTTGGATGGCTTGTGGCTCTGATACGCCTAGCACTTTGGCAAGCTGTGGGATGTTATAGACGTGTTTGAGATGTTGTAAGTCGCTGTTGCTGTATTCTTTGACAGGGCTTGCAGTGGTTGTGGCTGTGTTGGCGGTTTGGTAACTGCCTGTTTTGCGGATGGTCGGCAATACTTCGTTGAATACCCAATCTTGGAAACGAACGGCACTTTCCAGTTTGCTACCGAATATAAGGCGGTATAGGTCAGGTTCGTAGATGACACGCACATTTTGTTCACGATTTAGGCTATCTTTTATGGGGTGGTGAATTACCACCCCATTACAAAACTGCTTAATCGCATTGACAGTATCTTTGTAACCTAAGACAGTCGCAACGTCTTTGGCGACAAATAAAGGCTGGTTGTTTTCATCTAGGATAATACGAACTTTGTTGTTGTCAAAGTTGAATACGGCTAATTGGTTAGTTGGCTGTGACACGTTGTTTCTCCTGTTCAAGGATGATAGTAAGTTGGGCGGTAATAGAACGGCGGTTTTGCTTGGCGTAAGCCTTTAGCCATTCAACGATTTCGGCATTCATCCGAAAGTTAAGCTGTGGTTCTTTTCTTGCCATAATGATTCCTTTTTAATATTAAAGTGGATATCATATCTTTGTGGATATGATGGAAATATACTATCCACAAGTGATATGATTGTCAATCAAAATAAATTTTTTTAATTTAAAATGCTTTAAGGTTATTTATGAGTGATAGGCATAAGACAGTTCAGTATCAACTTAGGTTGCCTGAAAAATTGAGAGAAAAAATCCGAATATCTGGACAAGAGAATGACAGGTCTATGAATGCGGATATCATTGCAAGGCTAGAACAATCCTTTGCCACAGAAGAACAAGCACGCCCCCTAATTGCCGCTGATGCTGGATGGTTAGAAGAAATCGGTGTCAGTGGGGATGAATTTGCCAAAGCAATGAAAGCCATCATCCGTAATGGTATAGATAATCTTGAAAGAAATATTGATGAAAAAAGGGAACTAAATGGTAAAGCCACTAACCATGAAATCGACTTATGATTTTAATATCAAATATTGGTGTAAGTAACCCTAACTAAAAAAGCTAGATTTTCATTGACTGATTTGTTAAATTACTGATTAATTAACCAATCATCAACAAGGAGTAACAATCATGAAAAACTACCTTTTACCTATTGCCATTCTGACCTTGGTCGGCTGTGGTGGCACACCTTCAAACACCAATCAAACGGCAAATGGCTCTGCTCCTGCCGCTACCAATCAAGCCCCTACTGAAACAATTAACGTGACCGCTGATGAATTGGTCAAAGGCTATAAAGAAAATGAATTGGCAGGCGACCAGAAATTTAAAGACAAAAATTTGATTGTCACAGGTAAAATTGAATCCATCGAATCAGGCATTGCAGATATGCCTTATATTATGCTTAAAGCAGGCGGTGATATGGAATTTAATAAACCACAAGCCCACTTTAATAAAGAAGATACCGCTATGCTCGCCAAACTCAAAAAAGGTCAAGCTATCAAGTTGCAATGTATTGGCAATGGCGAAATTGGCGGAATGCCAATGTTAAAAGATTGTAAGGTTATCTAACTTAAACTCGCTTCACATTGAATTTTACTCGTATAGCCACTGCCTGATAGGTCGTGGCTTACTTCTATCACCGTCCATTTATGCCCATCAATATACGGGCGAAACCCCACCACCTGCACGGGACTATCCGCCAAAATATCGGGTCGACCCTGTGCTAATGTCAAATCAAACTTAGCGACCTGCCGTGATTTATCCTTATCCGCCGCTGATGCCTTTGCCACTGCCTCATCTCTATTCTTGGCAGGTTTGGTGATGACATGGGCTTTGCTATTGGGCAGTTTATCCGATTCGTTGACCTTGCCTTTGGTGGCGGTAATATGCTTGGTTTTTCCCGCTTTGGGGTCGTGATAGCTAGCGGTGGTCTCGGTATAGTCAGACTGTCGATCGGCTCGGCTGTAGCGGTGGCTATCGCCGTCTTTGCGGGTAATAGTCAGATTGACTAACGGCTTGCCACTGGCAGATTGGTTGTTGCCATTGGGTTTGATAAGTAGTGACCCTTGCTTGATTGTACAGGTCAAGTCATGGGTCTTGCATAGCCTGTCCAGTAGATTGATGTCAGATTCTCGGTTCTGGTCGAAGTGGTCAATCATGATTTGGCTCGATGCGGTATCTATCACCAATTTGAGTTCGTGCCGTGTAGCGATAGTCTGGGCAATCTCACCCAGTTTTTTGCCGTGATAGCTTTCGGCTCGCTTGGTTTTGAGTGATGACTTCATATCGGCAGACTTGGCACGGATTTGGATTTGGTCAGGTGTACCGCTGTGTTCGGCTTCATCGATGGTGAATGTACCTTTATCCACCATTACCCCTGTGTCTGGCATGGCAAGGGATAATTGGATTTTATTGCCCTTGGTGGGAAATGGTAAGCGTGCGTCATCGTCTGACAAGGTCAAAGACAGTTCATCGGCTTCCAGTCCTTTTTTATCGGTCATGGATAAGCTAATAAGGCGTTCGGCGACAACAGCGGTCTGGTCGATTCCTTCAATGCTGATGTTAAATAAGTCAGCTAATTTCATTTGCTTTCCACCCTATGCCCTGTCTTGGTCAAGCACGGCAACTGCTTCACGGTTGTTGTCGTCTTGCAGTTTTAGACTGATGTCAAAACCAATCTTACGGGGGCTGCCATTGGTAAGTAGATGGCTTTGGTTGCGGTTGATGCTCTCGATATAGAACATCCCATAGAACCGCCCTGTACCATCCAATAGGGCATAGGTTTTGCCTGTGTTGCCCATGGCTATGAGTTCATCAATCGATGCGACATTACTGCCTGCTAGTTCTGGGTACACTACCCCGCTAAAACTGATGGTATCATTATCGGGCCCGATATATTGCATTCGAGGGCGAACGCCTACCGCATTACCTGTACCATAGCGGTAGTTAATTTTTTGTTGTAGCTCATCAAAGGCAACTTTGAACGGCTCAAATACGAATAATCCAAGACTGGCTAACATAAAATTTCCTAATCAACTAATCAATATCGGCTAATCGGCTACGGTTGCGTGCCTGTAAGTTGCGGTCACGCTGATTTAATACCCGCTCGACTTCTCGGGCGACGGCTTGGGGGTCGCTTGCCCCATTGATATTGATGGTGATACCGCTGCCTGATGCGTAACCCATTGCCATGCTATTACCACCCATGCCACGGCTTGGCAAGACGGTGGCACGGGTGTCAAAGCCTAATGGTGCTTGGTCACTGATTTGCCCTGCTAGGGCGGTGGTGGCACTTAGGGGTAAATTGGCGTTGCCCGTAATGCCATTGGCAAGCCCTGTCATCAGGTGACCGCCATAGCTCATAAAAACACGGCTGGGCGAATGGATTGACATGGCAGAGGTGAACGCTGATTTGATGCGTCCTGCTACTGATTGGATACTCGATAGCACCCCACCTAAGCGGCTCATGATGCCATTGCGTAAGCCGTCAATCATGTGTCCACCATAAGCCGCAAATTGTGCGCCTAGACCCGCAAAATAACTAAGCACGGCAGCAAAGGCTCGGATAAATAAGCCCACCGGACTAAATGCAGCAATGATGCCTAGTAATGCTGCAACACCACTACTAAATCGTATACCTAGTCCAGACCAAAGACTGTTGGCATATCCAATCACTGAGGCAACCAGGCTATTCCATGTTGCTACGATGCTTGCCCACATAGTTCTAGCACCTGAGGTAATCCATGCCCAAAGCGCGGCAAACTTTGGTCCTAATGTCCCCCAGTTCATCCAGATATAAAGCGCGGCAGCAGCTATAGCAGCGACCACAATCAATATAGGATTTGCCATCATCGCCATACCAACGGCACGAATGACAGGAACGATACTCCATAAAGCTCGACCAATTAACCCAACTGCTGAAAAGACCGCTTGCCCGACAAAACCGAACAATGACCACATCATTCTAAGCGGGGCTAAAATCATGTTTAACATACCACCCATGCCGCCTATGGTGACCATTGCAGTACGCAATAATGCGATAGGCCCTATGATAGTCAAGGCAGCAGTAGCAAGTACTGCCATCACTGCCGCCAATGCCACAATACCTGCCAATACTCGCATAATCGTGGTGGCAAGCTCTGGATTGGCTTTTGCCCATGCTCCGATTTTTTCGGTGATGCCTGTCATCCATTCAACTAGATTTTTGATATCTGGGGCTAAGGCCTCACCAAACGACGCCATAACACTGCTGAACGTTCCCTTGGCACTATCCCACAGATTGGTTAACGTACTCAGCTGGGCATTAACTCGCTGTTGTAGTGCAGCTTGCTTTTCCATCTTGGCGATGGTTTCATCATAACCTGCCTTGCCTTTATCAATCAGCAAGTTTAACGCTTGGATGGTCTCAGCATCATTACCAAACATATCGGCTAAGATTGGCAAGCGTGATTCCGTTGACATACCTTTAAGCTTTTCTAATTGCTTAAACATATTGTCAAGGCCACCAAACTCACCTTTACCATCGGTAAAGTTCATTGAAAGACCAGAACCTTTTAAAGTTTTGGATATTTTTTGGGTATCCATCATAGCCTTGAAAATTTTGCTGTAGGCATTACCTGCAGATTCACCAGACATGGCGGCTTGGTCTGCCATGACTAGTAACGGTGCCATTGCCTTTGCACCTGCTAATCCTTCTTGCTTAATGGTTTTCATCCCTGCTGATAGCTTGGCAAATCCTGTCAACATATTGGTACTATCGACACCCAGATAATAGGATTTTTGGATAACGTCCATCAAGGCGGTCATGTCTTTGGCACTGGTCTTGGTAGCGTCCTGCATTTTGGCGGCAAACTCGGCGGCATCAGCAAAGGGCATTTTCATCACTACAGCAAGGTTAGCTGATGCTTCCCCTACCCCACCTAGAATATCTTTGAATGAAATGCCTTGCTGTACCAGCTTTGCCATCATACCGCTAAATTCAGCGGTCGAACCTGGTAAGGATGTGCCAAGGCGTTCGGCTAAGGCGTTAATCTTTTCAAACTCGGGTGCGACTTTGCCTGTAGCGTCCATCATCGATACTTTAAGCCCCATCGCTGCGTCTTCAGCTTGGGCATACTCTTTAATTGGCAGAGCTAATGCCACTGCTCCACCGACTGCAACAGCGGTCGATGTGTTGCGGATATTTTGAAGTTTCTCCTGCTGCCTGTGGTAACGCTCTTGAATCTGCTGTACCTGCTCCATTCTGCGACGACGTTGTTCAAGTTCGGTATTGGTGCGGTTGATGGCCTGGGCTAATCGTTGTTCGTCAGCGGCAAGGTTGCTGGTATTCATCCCCAATGACTGCAGACGGTCACGGGTCTGCGTCAGCGTTTGGTTTTGGCTTTGTAAGCGTTGGTTTAGTCGCTCGACCGTACGCTCGGCTTGTTGAAAGTTGCGAACCAAGGTCTGCGATGGATTGGCGGTGGCTTGCATTTGCTGGCGTAAGGTCGCCAAACGGGCATGGGCTTGGGAAAACTCAGTTTGGGTTTGTCGCACTGCAGCAGATTGCGAATGAAACGCACTGATAAGCCGCTGCTGATTTTGTAATGAACGCATTTCGCCGTTGGTCTGACGAAATGCTTGGGTTAACCTATCTGCCTGTGATGACATTGACTGCAGGGGGGCTGTCATACGGTCAATCAGTTCAACGGTTGCCTGTAGTGTTAGATTTGCCATGATTGCCTACTGTCAGTTATTCATCTGGGTTGTTACGGATACGGGCTTGTTCTCGCCACTCGGCTAGCTCATCGATGGTCATGTTGTACATGATATCGGGTTGCCAGCCGAATACTAGGGCGATATCGGCGATACAATCTTCTACTCGGTTGGGGTAGCGTCGCTCTCTGCTGTCTTGGCTGTGAACTTCGCTTTGGTAAAAAAATCCGCGACTTCCAAGCCGATGTCCATCAGGTCGGCGGCGTCCATTTGCTTGACATCATTGGCATGAATAACCGGTGTAGTGATGCGTGGTAGCAATGTCGATAGTGCGTCAACCTTTGCCATAGAAACGTCGATAAGGGTAAGACCACGTAAGTCACCGCCCAATGGACGGCGTAAGGTGATTTCGGCAATCTCGGTGTCGCCACGTTTGATTGGGCTATCTAGGGTGATGGTTTTGAAGGCTTCTTTTGTCATGATAAATTCCTAAAAAAATATATGGAAAAAGGGCGTAAGGGATAGTACGCCCCATCTAAAGGTTATACCGTGCTGTATAAGCCCACGGCATTGCGGATGGCTTCGAGTTGGTCGACGCCATCAATGACGCACTTCATCGCCAAGGCATCGATCTCAATCACGTCCTTGCCATCGACTGATAAGCGATAATATGACAATACATACTTGAACGATTCTTCGGTATCGTCACCCAGTTTGGCACTACCAGGATCGATTTCTTCAAGGCGTCCAAGACAGTAGATATCGACGGCAATGACGCTGCAATCATCGTCACGTTGATAGGCACCGCTAAATGACAATGGCACGGCAGCGATGCCAGGTTTGGCAAAGTCACGGTAAAGGTCAACTTCATGACCGCCACATTTGACAGTCATTTCCATTGGTTCTTGACCCAAATCCACTTTGACGCCCATATCCATACCACCTGCACGGTAGTCTTCTAGGATACGGGTAAGTTTTGGCAGCTCAATCTCTGGGATCTGCCCCTGGTATAGCTTTTGTTTGCCATGACCTTTGTAGAATAAAAAGTTTTTGAGTTTACGGGGTAACATGGGCGTGCTCCTATGCTGCCATCATGACAAGGTCGGCAAAGTTGACCAGATAAGTGTCGGTGATGGTTTGATTTAAGTTAAGATTTTCTAGCACCGGTACAGGGGTAAAGTCATAATCTAGGTATAACTTGCCTTGCATCAGTAAGGTTTCGCTATTAAGTTCAGTGTTATACCAACACTTGGCGCCAATCAAGTAGCCAAAATTGACCATCTCGGTCAGCTTGGCGTTAATCGCACGGATGATGTCTCGTACAGTTGTGGGGTTTAGTGGCTGGTCGATGAATTGAAAACTACCTTGGTTGATAGTCTCACGGATAAACTGCGACGTGCGGACGACAGGCTCAAACATATATTCAGGCTTATCACTGCAAGTATGGTTGCCCCAAAAGCGAAAGCCATTGTGTTGTATTACGCTGGTTACGTCATGGGCATTTAAGAATCCCACTTCCGTATCTGGGTCTGTCAAGTCCCATGTACGGGGATACTTGATGCCATCAACCGTGTCGATGGCGACGTTACTGATGGATTTGACAAAGCTATATGGATGGTGCTTGTCTAAGTTTGCCCGTAGGGCTAAGGCGGTGGCGATAATTGGGGTCATAAAGGCTCCTGTTAGTTGGGTATAGGTTTGTATTTGCAGGGTATTTGTTTAATCTGTAACCTAGCCAAAATTGCTTGATGGATAAAGTCGCCATCATCATTGCGTCCTTTATCACGATATCGGATGTTGCTGTAGTCTGATTTGTTTAAGCCAATACGCCCACTTCTGCCATCTGGTAACCACTCGGATTGCTTGGTTATCAACAATGTATTAGCTGGCAATGTCAGCAAAGTTTGGTGCAACTCATCATCAATAAAGTTATCAGCGTCTAAGTTAAATAGCACATCACCCGTGGCTTGTTTATGGGCAATATCTTTGACATAACCACATGACCAAGCGCTATAATCTGCAAATATTCTATTTTCGTTGTACTCAATTACTCGTATGCGACCATCGCCAAGATAGTCTGCATAGGTATTTTGCATAAAAGGCAATACGCTGTTGTCGTTGTAAGAGACAATCACCATTTCAATCTCGTTTTTAACAAGATATTTAACATTATGTGGCAATGTCTGCACTAACTGCCAAACTCTCTGATGGCAAGTCGTGCAGTAGCTAATTCTCATGTTGATAGCAGCTTAAATTGGATTGTGCGATTAACCGCATTAACAATACCATTGCCTTCTATTATTTCACCGTTATATTGCCATTCATCTTCGGTAAATTTCAGTAAAACATTATAGGTGACACCTGATTGGCTCGGCTCAAAATAAACCGAACCATTTGACGTTGAATAGTAGGTTACGCCATTATTTGTGCTGTAACCGTCACCTAAGGTAAACTGCTCACCATTAATGATTGCAATGCCGTTAAATCCTAAAGGGTTCCAGCTATCATCTAATTTGCGATTGCGTATTACCACATACGGGTTTGATGGTAATTGGCTATTGTCTGTATCGCCACCGCCCGTTCCCCCATCGCTGGGGGCAGCTACTTTCCCAGCGGCTTACCCCAACTATTTTCAATGAGCATCAACTCACGGGCGGCAAAGGTGTCGCGGTAGGCTTGAATCGCTACCTTATCGGTTAATAAATCGCCGTTTTCAGCGCGGGGGCTTGCATAGACAAAGCCCGAACGCTTTTTGGCAATCTCGACCAGTTTTCGCGTCATGGCAGGTGTGTCAATCTCAGGCGCACCCAAAATTTTTGGGGTGACGCCAAGTCGGCTTTGACAAGTCAACAAAATATCTAAATTATCTACCTCTGCCACATCTGACAAACGCAAGACCACGACTTGGACATTCTCGATAGCTTTGATGGTGCGTAGGCAGTCCTGTAGTAGTGAGCCGCCCCCTGCTTTGGTGATATCATCGGTAGTGATACCTGTCAGTAGTACGGGGGTATCCTTGGGATAATGGGTGTCATCGGCGGTATCGCTGGTACTGACTAAGCCGATGACGCTCATGTTGATGGACTTCATAATCGGCGTGACTTTGCTACTTTCGGTAGAGGTGATGCCGTGGTGGAAGGTTGTAAGTGCCATTTTTATATCCTTTTTAATTAAGCGGTGCGAAGCCAGTAGCCTGTGACGATTGACGGTTGAATGTTGTTGTGGGGCACATCAGACCCTAACGAATCGGTCTTCAAATTTGCTGCTGCACTACTGGTGCTTTCAGTTGCGGGTCTGCCAGTACCACCAATGCCGCCAGTCACGAAATTGATATTAAAATTATGACTCGGCATCTCTTCAATCGTGAGTTTGTGGGTGTTTTCACCAAAGGTATTACCCATTGTTTTGTATTCGGCCATATCACTAGCATTATCGCTAAAACCGACAGGTGCGCGACCTTCTGCATAGCGCGTCCACGTACCATAGCCGTGGTGAGCTTTGACTGCTGCCGCGTCAGCATGGGCGATGGTGGTTACGTAAACATCACCGACTTTGTAGTTTTCAGTTTTTTGGGATTCAAACTGCTGTTTAAGCCAAAGCAAATTTTCAGCAAGCTGCTTGGTTGCTAAATTGGCATTGCCATTTGCGCCACCCATAATTACTTCGTTGGTTTCGACTTGATTAATCTCATCGTGCCATTGCGGTGTAATTGCTAAATTCGACATAAGTTGTCCTTTAAATACCTATTGATAAGTTACTGTGCCATCGTACTTGTGTTGCCCGTCATAGCGCACTTTGTCATTGGTGGGGTCATACCTCTCCCATAAATAACTGGTGTAGCCTTGGTAATGGTCAGGGTATTGGGTGTTTGGGTTGACATCGCCAATGTCTCCGACATAAATCATCGGCAGATTGATGCTTGAGTCGTTGTCCTTGACAGCTAAAAGGTATACCCCTTCAAGCCGTCGCCAAAATGTCGGATAACCAAACCACGCATCAAATAACGGCTTTGGATTATCAGGGGTATGAGACCAGTATTTACACCCAATCGGAAACATCAGTTGCGATAGCAAAGTAAAGCGTTCATTGACCCATGCTTTACTGGCTCCTACAACTGTTGGATCGGATTCGATGATGACGGTCGCTAGGCTTTCAGCCTTGATACTAAACACTAATTCCATATCACCGCCTGCCCCTTCAGTCAGTAAAGGACGATAGCCACCGTGGAAGTTACCAACATAGACCAATTTGCCCGTGACATCGACAATGCCAATTTCATGAATGTTAAAGCCGCCGATATTGGACGCTACGATAGCCGTCACTTCGACGGTAGTATCATCCACGATTTTGACACGGGTAACTGGCACACGGGCGGTTTCATGTACTAAGCCAGTCTCACCTAGTCGGCTCTCGGGTAGATATGGCTGATTATTGGCATCACCAAGTACCACATCGACAAGCTGTATTGATGCAGCAGTATGAGCATTGGCAATGACTTGTTTGCCGTAGTTAGTCAGAAGGATGTAATAGTTAGACATTAAATAACCTTTGTATCCAAATAAACAGTCTCACCAACTCGGCAAGCTCCTGCGATAAAAAATCTTGTGTTATGTACTATGCTGGCATCAACACTAAAAATATCTCTGGCAGATTTGACACTATCAAGCGCGGTATAAATCTCTTGATGTTGTTGTACGCTTACACGCCCAGATGTAATGCCCACTGTAAAAGTAAAAGGTTTGCCTTTGGGTGATAGCTCATGCCATGCTGTTAAATCATGCCCCAAACCAAGATTGTTCATCGCCTGGCTTAGGGTTGACTGTGTACCACGTTGTTCGTTGAATGTGCGTGCTTCTTTGATAACTTGGCGTTTGGTCTGCTCAGACCAATCACCGCTCCAATACTCAACCCGCCTTGCCCAAGCAAGCCACGGCAAAAATGGTACGGGGCACGTATCAGCATCTATTAGTTGATAAAACATCACGGGGATATCACGTATCCGCATGGCTTGACCCTCGATGAGTTTTTCAAGCAATGTGCTATTTTTGGGTAGCAAGGACTGGTCAACATAAGCCTCTGCGGTATCATCAAAGGTGGGCATATTAGACATCTCTATACTCCACAGCGCCTAGCATTACGCCTGTGCAATTGGCATATTTACCTTTGGGCAGATTGATATCAGTTAGTGGTGCTAATAGCTTGACGCGTTGGACGCCTGCTTGATGTAGTGCATGATGCAATCCGCTGATGGTCACGTCATAGCCAAGGTAACGTACCTTCTCCAAGTACTTATCTAATTCAGCTCTGGCAGTTGCCATCACTACATCTTTATCGGGGCCTGGATAAAGGGTCAATTCTGCTTGGACATCGAAACCAAAAGGCTGCCCGCTGGCAATACGCACTTGGTCAGTAAATGGCTTTCGATTCGGATTGTCGACGGCTTGACGCACCTTCTCTTTAAGTATGTCAGATGCGACAAGTTCACTATGGCTTTGCACATAAACGGTTACTACGCCAGCGGTAGCGGTCACTACGCTGATATCTCGCACATCGCCATCGGAAGATAATGCCCAAAACATATAAGCCCCTTCACTCCCTGCAGAGGCGCGTTCAGGTTCTAGCTGAATACGTCGGCGAAACGCATCATCTGATTCGTAGATATCTGGCATTGGTGGAACGGCATTTGGATTGCCTTGTTTAACTAGCAAACGACTGACATTGACCGCTGATGCCAGATGGTCAAGTGTCGTGCCTGTGGCGTATGCCAATAGCATGGCTTTTGCGGTTTGGTTGACCTGATTGGTCTTGAGCATATGCAAGTAAGCCACGGATTCTAATAGCTTGGTCAGCGGGTCACTCTCGAGGCTCAATGCGTCAGTAAGTGACGGATCACGGCTGATAAGGTCAGCCTTGATAGCTGCCAACATATTTTCATAGTCAATCGGGATTAAAACATCAGGAGCTGGTAATCCAGATAAGTCAATACGGCTCATAGACTGGCTCCCAGTGATAAAAAATCACGGTGATTGGTCTTGGTAGTGACCAATTCATAGTCAATCTGCAAGGTGGCTTTGCCGTCCATCGATGGGATGATATTAATAGCCGTAGGCTTGACACGTTTTTCCCAGCGCATAATGGCATGGATGATTGCCGCGCGAAGTTGCATTACAAGACGGGGTGATGCGGGTTGGTCAATCAAAAAAGGCACAAGCGACCCATAATCACGACGCATAACACGGCTACCAATCGGCGTTGTCACAATATCTTTTAGACTTTGTAAAATATGCCCATCTTCGGATAATGGCTTGCCTGTGGTGCGGTTCATGCCTTGGACGTTCATCACGGTGCGACTGGTAGGATTAAGCATTCACGCCCCCTGTCGATGACCTGCCACTTTGGACATTTTTGTGGGTGTGGTCTTTGTAGGGTATGCCGTTGATGATTAACTCAGCGTCAATAACAGCACGATTGGCAGATAAATTAAAATCGTTAGCATGGATATCAGCATTGTGGCAATCAATAGTGACCACATCGCTACGAATAGCAGTTTTTGAATCATTGGGTAAGTCGATGGTTAATTGATGGGTGGCATGGTTATATGAAAACATTGCACCATCATCACAGTGCATAGCCACAGTAGCAGCATCGGCGGTGGGGTTGGGCTGGTTATCATAAGCAAAACTCCCTAGTACAAGGGCTGTTTCCAATTCACCTGTTTCGCTGATTAGGTAGACTTGTTCACCAACATGGGGCGGATTCCAGACTTTGACTTTGCCCATACGTACACTGCCAAATGGTAGCCAGTCAGTGACAAGACTGTCGATTTGCACACGGCAAACGGCATTGGCATAGTCAACTTCGGTGACGATGCCACGGTTGACCATGTTATTCATGCGACGTTCGTTCTCTGGGCTTAGGCTTGACATAGACAGCTATCGGTGAAATTTATTGATAGCATATCGTGATAGATTTTTGAGTAAATTTGCATACTTAAAATGCGTAAAAGTAGAGTTTTACGCAAAATATATAGCGTCAGTCATTTGCCAAAATCATATTACGAAAGACAGTTTCAATTAGCCATTCATCATCGTCATTAATGCCTAATAGGGTACGGACTGGATACGGGTATTTACGACTGCCTGGGCGAATCTCTGATAATTGCCCTTCTTGGTGAATACGGGCGATGCGCCCTGCGTTGCCACCAAAGCCGATTGCAACTTGGCTATCAGTCGGCTTGACTTGGAAGTGGCGGGCGTTGGTAATCTCCCGAAACATGGGATTATTTTTAGCTTGCAAGGGTGCGATAAAGGCGTTTCCGTCGGCATCAGACTGGGCGGCAGTGCGGGATTGATTGGCTTTACGTAGCTCGATACCGATTTTACGGGCGACTTGGCGACGCTTGGCAGGTGACATTGTTTCGGCAATGCCACGCACCCATAGCGGCAATTGGGCTAAGTCATTGGTCATCGTTTTAGCAAATCTTTTAGCAAGGGATTTAGGTGCGGATTGTCTGCAGTAATGGGGCAAGCATCAATGCCATAATCACCCTTGTCATCGATAGCGACTACGATAGATTCTTGCAGATCAATGGTAAAAACGACGGTGGTGCTAGCATTGCTTAGGACGTATGACGCAAAGGCAATCGGCGATTTGCTGTTGGGTGCTAATGGGTCTTGGTTACGTTGATACCAATCAAGCAGGGGAATAATGATGTGATTCGGGTCAAGGCTTTCGGGGTAGTCGTCAATCTCTATTACGGCTGTGTATTGCTGGCGATGGCTCAATGACTGCCCCGACCATACAACACTGCCCTTCTCGACCGTCAAAATCAGACGGTCGGGATTATCGGCTAGGTACTGCACCTTGGCTAGGATATGCTCACGCAAAGACCCAATTAGTTTCATGCATTCCTTACCTTGTTCATATAGGCGTATTTATTATTGGCACGTGCCATTTTGACGTGGTAGTTGTTTTTGCGATAGCCTGTACCATTGTATGTCAAGGCAAATAAATCAAAGTCTTTGGCACGAATAGCATTGAGCAAGGTTTTATTTGCCTGAATAAATTTAACAAAGATTTCAAGTTGCTTGCCTTCGCTTTCTGACATTATCATCACAAAATCAACCACCGACTTATAACCCAATGCTTGCCAGTGATAGCCCATGATTTGGAACATTCCCCAACTGGCAGACTCCAAGCCGATATCTTTATCAAATTTGCGGGCTTTTTCGATGCGGCGATGCTCAGACTCGCCCCCAATATAGCCGCCTGATTTGGTGTTGATAATATCAGGACATTGGTTAACCATTGCGATAGCTTTGTCATAGCCATACTTGTCTTTGTATCGGCGATACATGACATGACGTTCAAATAATACGGTAGGTCGCCATTCTCCTGCGTGGTCATCATACAAGAATCCGCCTTTTGGGCTTTCGATTTCGGCAACGGCTCGGATTGCAGAGACATCACAGCGTAAGGTTTTGGCAGCGGCAATAAAATCCGCATCGGTTAAGCTGGTCGGTTTTGGTGATGTCATGCTATGCCCCTGCGTTTTTTAAAGCGGTGATATAAATGCCGTAATGTGTCCAAAAGCGTTTGGCCTTGATGTAGACAATCACGGATGATGCAGCAAGTAATACCCTAAAGACGGGTAAGGCAAAAATACCGCGGGTGCCATCGTACTCATCAAAAATCACTGATACACACGAAAGCATCAGCATGAATATGGTGACCGTTATAATCCAGCCAAATTGACGGTGATACTTGATAATCGATAACGCACAAACAATGGCGATAACGGCAACCGATAAAACATTGATAAGGTTAATGAAGGTCATCGCTCTGCTCCTGCTCCTTTGCATTCATAGTTGGGAAAAACTTGTCGATGTAGTGATTGAATAAGGGAATAATACGGTTATTAAGTACACTTAATGCGGGTAAAATTAGTTCACGACATACCAATCCAAACGCCATTGCATAGCCCACGGAAAATTTGCCATTACTCAGATAGTCAGCTGCTAATGGGGCTAGTACCAACGAAAAAACGATACCACTTATGGCATTTTGGGCACGGGCTAATAATGGTTCGTTGCGTATCATCAAAAGTCGTAATAACGCCCCTGCAATTGCCCCATAAATTACTGGTAAGTTGGCAATAAGCCAATGTAAATGTTGGTTGCCTAATTCATCAATATTCATTATCAATCCCATAGCTGAATGATTGACAGTGTCTGTACGGGCTTGGCTATCGGCAGTACGATGGTCACGCCTGATTCTAAGACTGCCGTGTTTTTTAAGTGTGGGTTGAGTGCCATAACTTGTTCAGTAATAGCACTGGTATAGCCGAAATAACGCTGGCAAATCATGTCGATGGTATCGCCTTGTTTACTAATGACTTGGCGTGTATCGCTCATATCAGTTCTACCACCATAAAACCCGAATCATCTGGGTCATCATTACCCAAAATCAGATTGATGGCGTGGCGGACGTCACGACGATAGGCATCAATCTGTGGGGTGAGTAGGTCGCCCCGCTTGGTACTGTCACTGGTACTGTCAAAGTCACGGTAATGTTCGGTAAGTTTTGCCCGTGCTTCATTCCAAATTGCCGTCTTGTATAAAAAAACGTTGTTAGTCAAATAAGCCAAGTCATAATCTGCCAAGGTCATCGCTGGCAGTATTGGCAAGGGAAATTTAACGATTTTTAGTTCACGGTTAATTTCTGCCATCGAAAATAACAAGGCTTGTTTCATCCGCTCGGGGGTAACACTGCCATCCAGTCGTGATGCATCAGCAAATTCTTTGGTCGATAGGTCAGGAAAAAACGGGTGAAGGTTTTTTACATTGGTATCGATGACAGGGCTGGTGGCAGAAAATCCCATGAGTAATTGACCTATTTTTTATGTTTTGCTTTGGTACGGCGGTTATTGCGTGGATTATGTCTTAATGTGACAACACCTGTTGCCATTGGATTGTTCCACTTCATCATATAGGGCGAAACGGTAGTGGCTGATAAGATTGCCGCTGCTAGGGATGTTGGGTGGATGCTCATCGGTTATCCTTAAATTGAGGCGGTGGTCAAGCGTCAGACTATTAAAAACAGCGTCAACTTGAGCCGCCTCGACGGTCGGGCTACGACATGGTTATGACATTGCTGTCAAATTTTAGTTATTAGGTTCTTCAGATTGATTTTGGTAATACAACATTTGACGCAACCAAAAGCCATACGGTTCATACATAGATTCGAATGCTTGTTGGAAAGCATATTTTTTGCCTAGTTCTTCATCAAAATTACTTGAATCAGCAACCATTGATTCGCCTGTAAATTCTGCACCACTATGAGTAATAATCATACAATGCGTGGTTCGTTCACTTAATCGTTGATATTTGACTTCAGCGATTTCGCTTTCTAAAAAATCTTTAGTAATTCGCTTGGCATCTAGTACCATTGCAAAACTCACAGACATTGCTATTGTTAAAAATTTAGTTTTCATAAGTTAATTCTCCACTTCTTCAAGGCGTAGACTTAATACCCCTGAATAGGCATACATGGCATATAATTGGTCTTGCATTAGCTCCCATTGGGTAGCAGATACATTTTCTGGTTTAGGCTGTTTCAAGAATGACCGTAACTTTTTAATACGTTCCACCAGTTCATTGCGTTCTTCGGTGACACGGGAAATCCAATCACTCATCTGTAGTCTCCTCAGTTTCAACCGTATCACCCAACTGCTTTTCAAGGCGTTTGATTGAGCCTTTTACGCCTGATTTGGCATCATGCTGTAACGCGATTTTGTAAGATGCCAGCGCGGTCGCTGGATCAGCTTCTTCGGTCAACTCACCGATAATCTTGGCAAGCTTGGCACGCACTTGGTCAGGTACGTCCTGGTCAGCGGTCATGGTCGATGCCCGTAATACCTGCCCTTCATCAAATGGCTGTTCTGCCTGCATGAGACGTTTGGCAGTGTCAGCCACTTCTTCAGCAACTACAGTCGCTAAAGTCCGCTGATGATTATCAGGCATCGTTAATCGGTGCTTTAAAGCATAGTCAGCGATATCTAAGCCTCGTTCAAAATTGCCCACGTCAATATGCCATAGCATTAAGGTGGTCAATAAGGGGTCGGACTTGCCTGTGCCTGTGGACAAGGTGGCATTAATCCAGTCATCATAATGCGGTAGTAATTCAGATTTCTTGGCGATTTTGCCAAGAATTGACTGAATGCTATGCAAGGTGCGACGGTCTTCAACGAGTTTAAGATTGAGCATATCGTAATTGCTGCCAAACCCTTCAGAAGTTGGTTTGGCAACTTCTGATTGAGCAATGACGGATTGTTTGTGTTTTTTGGCTAAACTATCGTACATTGGTTAGCCCCTTAGATTACAAGCTGGATATTTTCAATCAAGCAACCTGCTTCGTAGTTTTCGACCACAAACGCATCATTAGATGACTCGTAGTTAGTGACACGATCATATTCTGGTTCATCACGCACCAAACGACGACGTGCAGATTCTTGGTAGTAAATTGACAAATTTTCTAGTGGCTGGATAAATATGGCGTTTTCAGCCAAGTAAGGTACCGTCATTGACTGGACGCCACCAATGCGGTCCATGCCTAAAATAGTATTGACAGCTAAAATCTCACTGGGTACAGAATTGCTGTTGAGCATTGGGAAATGTCGATTGGTGACTAAACCACGTCCGACCATCACACGCAAACGAGTGTCATCGCGATAAATTGGGTCGATTAGATTGTTAACCGCATCGTACACTAAGGCATCAAGATTGCCATAGTCACCGCCTGCACCGACCAGAATTTCACCGCCTTGTTTGCCAGCAGATAAGACATTTTGTGGGGCATGGTTACGGTATTTTTGTAACCAACCTATATTCACGTCTTGTAATAAAGGATTAGCGGCACGATCAGTTTCGACTGCAACTTTGGTACCATTAAAACCAATCATGATACGGGCTAAGGCTTGGCTTTTGATAATCAAGTCACGGATTTTAATTTCAAAATCGGTATGCCCTGCCCACGCGTCAAGCTTGGCATAGGGGATATAGGTATCATAGTCTGTCTTGGCACAAAAGTACTCGTTAACTGCTGAAATGCTAGTAGCATCGACAGGTTGACGGCGATGTCCAGCGGCAGTATTGGTACGACTTGCATGGGGATAAGCATCTAAGCCAAGCACCTGACCAGATTGTTCAACCACTGGCACAATGTTAATGAGTTTTAAAAATTCGCTCGATTCTTGTAGGCGTTGTTCAAGGCGTTGTTGGACGGCTGGACTGACTGAGAATTTATCAGTCGCGGCAGCCACTTCGTTTAGTAAAGCAACGTTTGCCACGTAGGCAGTAAATAATGCACGGGTAATATTACGCATGGGGTTATCCTTAGCAGTCAGTTTTTTGGTAATCGGTGGCGGAACCTGTAGCAGGTGGGCGTTGGGTGTATGACATATCGACAGTGGTGTCTAATGTGCCTTGTACCTGAGTAATCGCCTGTTGTTGTTCGGTTTGGTGGTTTTCGACCGCATCAATTTTTTTGGATAGATTGCCAAAATTGGCGTGTAGGTCATCATGCGATTGGGCAAGGGCTTTAAGACCTGCTTCAATATTTGATAGCGTGGTTGGCAAATGAGAAAGCAATTGGGCAACACTTTCGGCTTGTTGTTCTTCAGGGGTTTTCTTGTCGCTAAATAGCCCTGTGATGGTTGAAAATACGGATTGGCGTGGCTTTTCAAAGTCACCTGTAAATTCGGCGGTCGATACCACATTGGTCGTTTTTGATTTGCGGGCAGATAAAGGGTTTTCACTGGGATGTTGTTGGCAAAACTGCATATAGCTAGTGCCTAGACTTGCAGGGCTGTCGGTACATGCTAAACCGACTAAATACGCAAAACCTTTGTCAGCAAAGTTCGGGTCGTATTCAATAGAGAAATGAACTTTTTGACGGCTCTGGGCAAGAGCGACCAAATCATCCGTAGGGTCAATTTCGGCAACAAGATAGGTTTCGCCATTTTCGACTTCAGTTTCTAGCCCAGTCACATCACCATAGCAACGGAAATCACTGTTGGGCATCATGGATTTGAAGTGTTCAAGATTGACACGGGCATTATAGGTAGCAGGGTTGTAGTTGGCTGCCATCTGATTGATGTGTTCGACGGGAATGGCACGTCCATCGGTCGTTTGACCTGCTTTTGCCACACGAAATTTTTTTTTCATAGGGTTATCCATTGCTGATTCATGGGATTGACTAAGGGGAATTGGGTAAAAGTAAAGTAGCCTGTAATTTGCCACCACTTGAGAGAAAAAAACACAACTAAAATGCGTAAAATCACGGTTTTACGCATATTGAATGTGCGATTTTGACAGTGGATTGTTTACTGTGACAGCATTTATGAGATGCTAGCCATGACCCAATTTAATGCCCTTGCCACCGGTGAAAATCCAAAAATCGCTGCCCGTTCTCTGTATTGGCAAGGATGGAGCATCACAGCTATCAGTGAAATGGTCGGACAACCACGCACTACGGTGGATAGTTGGAAAAAAGCCGATAGATGGGATGAAGCCAAGCCGCTTGACCGTGTTGAAGGCACACTAGAAGCCCGCATGGTGCAACTGATTTGGAAAGACAGCAAAGAAGGCAAAGACTTTAAAGAACTTGACCTGTTGGGTCGACAGATGGAGCGTATTGCCAAGATTGAGAAATATCAGCAATCAGGTAAACAATCTGATCTTAATTCTAATCTATCAGCTCGTGGGCGCAAGCAAGGACAAAAGCAAGCCAGTAATGTCATTTGTGAAGAGCACATTGAGTTATTCAAAACTGCCTTTAACGATTGCCTATTTGATTATCAAAAAGTCTGGTATCGCGCGGGTCTAACCAACCGTATTCGCAATCTACTGAAATCCCGCCAAATCGGGGCGACTTGGTACTTTGCCCGTGAAGCCTTTATCGATGCCATTGAGACAGGGCGAAATCAAATCTTTCTATCCGCATCCAAAAATCAAGCCCGTGTCTTTCGGGAATATATCATCACTTGGGCAAAGGAAGTGGCAGGGATTGAATTAACAGGGGAAGTGATGACCTTGACGGTTCAAACCAATGGGCAGGAATATTATCCCAGTCTGTACTTTCTCGGCACAAATAGCCGTACTGCCCAGTCCTATCATGGCAACGTGTATATGGATGAATATTTTTGGATTCATAAGTTTACCGAATTTCGCAAAGTTGCATCAGGCATGGCAATGCACAAAAAATGGCGACAGACGTATATTTCAACGCCATCATCCAAACAGCATCAAGCCTATAAGTTCTGGACAGGTGAACACTTCAACCGTGGCAAGTCCAAAGAAAATCGCATTAACGTTGATATCAGTCATGGCAACTTAGCGTCTGGTAAGCTTTGTGATGATAAGCAGTGGCGACAAATCGTAAATGTGTATGACGCTATGAACGGCGGTTGTGACCTGTTTGACATTGACGACTTACGCATGGAATACAGCGACGATGAGTTTAATAACTTGCTGATGTGTGAATTTATCGACGATACCTTATCCGCTTTCAGCGTGCTAGAAATGCAGTCGTGCATGATTGATACAGTGGAAGAGTGGCTAGACTGGAAACCCTATACGCCAAAACCGCTTGGCAATAAACCTGTATGGGTGGGCTATGACCCATCATTGAGCCGTGACAGTGCCGCCCTTGTCGTCATTGCTGCCCCTGACACGGTTGGCGGTGTATTGCGCGGAATCGAAAAAATTCAGTTCAAGGATCCTGACTTTGAGAGCCAAGCCAATGTCATCAAAAGTATCTGTGATAAATATAACGTTGAATATATGGCGATTGATAAAACAGGGCTTGGTGTCGGTGTGTATCAATCCGTGCAAAAATTCTACCCCAATGTCGTCGGATTGGACTACAACCCCATACTAAAACAAGAATTTGTCTTAAAAGCCAAAGACGTGATAAAGAAAAAACGTTTGCAGTTCGATTATGGCTGGACAGACGTGGTCGCCGCCTTCTGTTCTATCCATAAAGGCATGACAGACAGCGAACGCATGATTACCTACAAAGCCGATAGAAGTGAAGAGACAGGACACGCCGATTTGGCGTGGGCAATGATGCACGCCCTACATCATGAACCATTAGCCATTGCACAGGGCGAAAGCGAATCAACCTTGGAGATTTATGAATGACCGAAAAACACACCACCCAACAAGCAACTGTGGAAGCCTTTAGTTTTGGCGACCCTGTACCAGTGCTAGAACAATGGCAGTCCTTTTATTTTGGTGAAGCGAATATCTTTGAACGTTGGTACACTACCCCGTTTGATTGTGATGCCCTTGCCAAAACCATGAAAGCATCACCCCATCACAGTAGCCCCATCTATGCAAAACGCAATATCTTAGCTAGCACTTTTATCCCCCATCCGCTGTTAAGCCATCGTGAGTTTTGCAAACTGGCGTTGGACTACCTAACTTTTGGCAATGCGTATGTCGAAAGGGTGAATGCTCGCTCACAAAAACCCTTGAAGCTGAATGTACCACTGGCAAAATATATGCGGGTTGGTACAGACGGGCAGACCTATTACTTCGTCAACAATTCAATCCTAAAACCCTATGAATACAAGGGAAAGGATATCTGTCACTTGATTGAACCAGATATCAACCAAGAAATCTATGGTTGCCCAGAATACTTGTCTGCATTGAATAGCGTGTGGCTGGATGAATCCGCCACCCTATTCCGTCGCAAATACTACATCAATGGTAGCCATGCGGGTTACATCATGTATGTCAATGATGCTGGGGCAAACAAAGACGACATCGACAATATGCGTAAAGCATTAAAAAACAGTAAAGGCCCTGGCAATTTCCGCAATCTATTTCTTTATTCGCCCAATGGAAAAAAGGATGGCATTCAAATCATCCCCATCAGTGAAGTAGCCGCCAGTGATGATTTCTGGAAAATAAAAGATGCTAGTCGAATTGATATTGCAGCTGCTCATCGTGTGCCGCCCCAACTGATGGGAGCAACGCCCACCAATGCAGGCGGCTTTGGTGATGTCGCTAAGGCGGCCAAGGTATTCGTTATCAACGAACTTCAGCCACTCCAGAAGGTTATGCTACAAATCAATGACTGGTTAGGGGAAGAAGTCATTCGCTTTGAACCCTATGCCCTACTGGATGAAGACAAAGTACAGTAA